ATTCGTTTCAGGCGATTAATGATCTGCTCCTTAGCAGTCATCAAGTTTTTGAAACCAGAAAGTGACGCATATATAACACTCTTGTTAGTATTTAGGTAATTTATTGCGTCTGCCTTTTTCTTTTCCCAGTCTTTCTTAGATTTCTCTGTCTTTTTCTTCTCGATTTCCTTGTCATATCTAGCAGACAAGAACTTGATAAACCCATTGGTCATCGCTTGAGAACTGCTAGGGATGGTACCACGTCTGATCACATCATTGAAGTAGATCTTGAAGACAGCAGCGTAGTCAAAGGATTTCTTACCACCACCGATAGCATTCAGGAAGTTCTTACCTGTAAGAAGGTTTTGCTTTGCAGTCCTGATGCTGTTGTTGATCTTGACCAGTTCAGTATTGCTGAGGTTTGCCTTGCCGTTGACGTTCTGGAACTCTGCAGAGAAGACTGCAACAGAACCAACGCCTTGGAGACCACTAACATCAACACCGAAACTAGCAGACATCTCAGGGAGAGATGAACCAACGTACCTAGTGTGGAACACGATGCCTAGTTTACTTGCGGCAACCTTGTTACCCATCTCTGTACCCTTCTCAACACAGTATGTGATGGTGTTAGGACGGAACTTGTAGCACTTCTTGCCACCCATGGTGACTAGAGGTGGAGTCTGTGTGTACAGCAGGTCACCCTGAAGGACACCTTGGATAGGTAACTTGGACAACTGTGACAAACACATCTTGAGTTTGTCTTTGATAGGGTGGTCACCATACCACATCTCAATGTCCTCATTGGTATAGCACACCTTGGGTTCTCCCTTGGCGAATACAGACTTTGTACCAACAAAGAACGCACCAACCTCAGGGTCAGTACCACAGAAGATAGCAGGTGCACCGTCCCACTTGACAGTAACCTTGGTCTGTGTACCACCTTTACCAGTGGTGAGCATGTCACGTAGTGATGTCAGGAATGCAATGGCATTGACAGCACCAGCGTAACCGTTGTTGAAGATGTCATCTTCTAGGTGTTCTAGGTGAGTATTCTTGCTCATGGTTGGATCCCCACTTTGTCACGATAGGGATTACCAATGGTAGATTTCTCTCTGAGGTAGAAATTATCTGTTGGTTTCAAATTGTTGCTCAAATGATTTTCCATGTAGAAGTTAGGAATGCCACCAGGGGCAGCAAACTTGTAGTAGACAACCTCACGCATAACAAACTCGGTCATGATGTCGCGGAAGGAGATCAACTTTTTCTCTGCACTGAGTTTGCGAAGCATGATTTGACAGATGAGTGATGCGATTCCAACGATGCCTGATGAGTGTTTGGGGTTTGTCCAGTAATCGATGGCTTCATTATAGAACACCTCTGCCAGTTTCCACCACAGGTCATGTACCACTTCTACATCTGTCTCACTAGGGTCGCCATCCTTGATCATCTTCTGGATGTTGTTCACCACGTCAGCAGGGATGTGTGCTCTGGTCTTACCCTCAGCACAGCAGAGTTCTAATGCTTTGAATGATCCGATCCTGACGCTGTTATCTGCTAGTGCAGTCAGTATTTTGAATTCAAATGTATTCTTATAGTCCTTAACCCATCTAGCAGATGACTTTGAGTTATCCAGTAGGTTAATAATGTCTTGTGGTTTGACTACGTTAGTGGTCTTACTAATCTTTTTGACTGAGAACTGATACTCTCTATCATCTCTGTCATATAACATGAAGTCAACCAGGGCAAAGTTACCCTCCGTAGGGATGAAGACTTCAGACGTTGCCTTATCTAGATTTGGGAATCCCAACTTCGCAAGTTCACCACTACCACGTTCCAATACACACAGTGGTGCAGTGATCTCAGAGAAGTCTTTCTCGATGTCACTCATGCATGAGATGTATTCACTCTTAGCCAGTTCTGCATATGCCTCAGTGAGTTCACGTCTGGCAGCAGGACCATGGTGCATACAATACTCTGTCAGTTCTTTCAGGTATGTTTTCAATACCATCGGTAGATCATCACGTCTATCGATAGCGTTCAGGACTTTCCTATAGTATGCACTGAATCCTATTCTGATACCAGCAATACCCTCAAAGTCCTGAGGTTTCATGGGACAGTTCTTCTTCTTACCCTTGGCACCCTGACCAGGTTTACCTAGAGCAGTGGTAAGAATCCACCCATGCTTATCTCCATCATATATAACTTCGATCTTTGGCACATAGTTCTCACCCTTCAGGGGTTTCACATGTACTGGTGTACCCTTCCTGATTGTTCCTACTTTATGTCTGCTAACTGCTCCATCATACACAGGTATTTCTTTCTTAGCGAGAGATTCAAACCCAGTTGCATAATGTCTTTTATAGTCAGCCCATGCCTCTTTGATAGTTCTTGCCATGAAAAAAGGAGGGGTTTACCCTCCTATTTATTACTCTGGTTTGGTGCTTGGTACAACTGGGTCTCGGGATCGGTTCTTAATAACAATGAATGCATCCTTATTGTACTTGACTGTACCCTTGAGTGGTGCCCACTTGGTGCCAGCACCATCAATCATATAGACAGATGCACCAGCAACCTCAACAACAATGTCATCATTACGCATGTCCCAACCGAGGTCGGTGTATGCTTTCATCAGTGATTCTTCAGTAAATTGTTCGCTCATAGGATTCCAGTGTCGGATCACTCCGCTAATAATAAAACAGTTGGTGACAAGATAACTGACAAAAATGATACTGCGAACTGCAGTAATGTAGTTGTCATAGGGTTCAGTCTTGTCATCTGAATAACTCCCTAGGGCATACTTCCAAATCTTAAATATCACCTGCCTTACGATGTTCTGAATGTTCAACAGTGAACTCACCTGTAGGATAACGTGCTGCCAGTTTCAGTGTGTTCAGGTAGATCACGTCATCAAGGCGAACGTTCAGTGCGTGTGCCGCTTGAGCGACGTACCACATAATATCACCGAGTTCTTTCTGGAGGTGTTCTTGATTCGCTTCGTCCCATGCTTTACCTTGGAACTTGATCTTCTTGACAATCTCCATGAACTCACCTGCCTCCGCAACAAGACCACTTGCAGCAGTATCAAGTCGGGCAAGATTGCACCCACTAGCAACCAACTCCTCAATACGTTCTTTGTAATCAGCAGTCGTTTGCGAATGACGCGAAGTTGTCTGATCAACAAACGCCATATACTTGTCGAGATCGATCTCAAACTTCTCGACCTTCTTCTTACGTTTCTCTGAGGTCTTCTCTTTGATACGCTTCTTGGTCTCGTGGGCACCTGTGACTCGTTCGTCATTAGCAACGTCGTCAGCATTTGTATAGGTAGAGTCACGGATGTCTTGAGCATCCTGCTCCATGTTCTCAACTTTGTCCTGCGTCTTTGACGAAAACTGTTCCGCCTTTTTCGCCATCTCTTCGTTGGAGTTGGGATCATTGGTTGCTTGATTCATACTTTTAGTTCAGCGAAAGATTTCTTGATAGGCATTTCCACAATATCATCTTGACCTGAGTCAACGATGTTCTGTTGTGATTGGTCACAATCATACAACCTCATCTTCGCTCTGTCAATGCCAATAACAAAGCGTTTGTTCATGGTTGGATCATTGTATCTATTCTTCAACTGCTTGACCATAATTTGATTCAAGTTCTCCATCTCTTCTGTAGAGATAAGAGCAAACATAATGTCAGCAGTTGCAGGTAGACCAAAGGATTCACTGGTGTCAGTGATCTCTACATCAGAGTTACCATAACCTGATCGTGTAGTCTGAGTAGCACTAACGATAGGAACGTTGAACTCACCAGCAAGACCACGGAGTTCTTCAGCGATTGACTTAACATACGTGTAAGAGTTGACGATGTTTCCTTTGTAACGTGACGAAGCACAGATGTTCAGGTAATCAATGAAGATGATATGGGGTTTGAAACCCTTCTTCAATGATAACTCATTCAGCAAAGATTTGAAATGGTTAGCATTTGCTGATGCAGTTGGGTATTCCTTAATAACAAGTTTGCCCTGAGTCTTTTTGTTCAGGACATCAATCTTGTTCTGGTACTTCTGTCGTGTGAACAGAGGATCACTCAACGTTTGGATCGGAACGTCCAAGAGGTTGGCATCAATTCGTTCAGCAATCTTCTCCTCTGCCATTTCACATGTAATGTAGAGAACGTTGAGCCCTTGCAGGAGACAGGCACCAGCGACGTGGCACATGAATAAAGACTTGCCGACACCTGTACCAGCAAGAGCGATGTTGAGAGTTTTATTACTGAGCCCACCTTTTGTGATTTTGTTAAAATAGTCGAGATCAAAGGGAATCTTCTCCTCTTTTCTGTGGTAAAAGTCGTAGCGGTCATTTGAGTCTTGTAAGTAATCGTGTCCAACATGATCATCAAAGCACACACCAAGTGCGTCCGACATAATAGACGGGATTGCATCCTTGCTGCGTGTCTTGTCTTGCCCATCAGCGATCTTGATACTCTCCATAAGAGCGAGGTAGATCGCACGTTCCTTACACCACTTCTCAGTAGTGTCATACAACCATTCTTTGTTGTACTGATCCCTGTCTAAGTTCTCAAGGAACGAGATGATTTCTTTGTAAGTTGATTCGTTTACATCTTTGCGTTTCTCAACTTCAATGGCAACTGCTGTTGCTTCTGGCAAACCCTCATATTTATCAACGTAAGAACTGATCTCATCAAAGATCACCTTTCCTGTGTAGTCTTCAAAATAATCCTGCTTAATAAAAGGCAGGGTTTTCCTACAGTAATCTTCATCTAAAAGAAGTTTACTAAGGACAATAGTTTCAATCTGCATTAGACGTAGTGAAGATAAGTGCCGACGATATACTTGTCATTGCTGACTGGGGTAAGACCAGCATGGGGATACATCCATGTTGGTGGGAAGATCAGAACGCTGCCCTGTTTAGGTTTTACGGAGTGATCTAGACTGGTGAAGACTGTCTCTCCTCCTTCTTCCACATCGTTCAAGTAAAAGAATAGCACAAGAAAGCGACGAGCGGAGTCATGGTCACCAACATCTACATGATTATCAAATCTATCAATACCATTCGGTGCATAGTGCTTGAGTCTGATCTGTTCGATGGTGTTCTTTGGAGGGAACCTATCGTTCAAATCCAGGTCAAGCATATACCTCTCAGAAGAATACTTGATACCAATAATTAAATCGTTGTGGATCTTCAACCATTCTGGATGTTTATGTTTCTCTGCTTCCAGAGTGATGTTGATCATGTTGAACGATGGACGACCATCATGGTCCCACCGTTCGGTCTCAGTATTCTGTGCAAGTTTGATTGCATTGCGACAGACATTGGGATCTAGAACACCATCATAAACTTTGATGTAGTCCTTAAGATCCATATCCAAACTCCTGTCGTGCTGCTTCTTCTAGTTTGCCCATTACTTCTTCGGTGAAATACTTGTCAGGATTGGCAAGAATAACAGAAGGAAAAACACTAGATTCGCCAACGACGACGCGATTCCCCTTCCTTGGGAAGACTCCATACTTCTCACCCAATTCCAGTAGTCCGTAATACCTGTCCAATCCACGAGCGTCATAGTATAGTCGTGTTGTAACAAGAGAATTCTCCTTGGTTAAGCGTGATTTCTGTGCTCTACACTTGATCAGGTTACCAATAACTTCCTTGCCGTCTTTCTCTTTGGATTTAGACAGGAAGATAATGTTAGAAGCAGCGTACTTGAGTCCGCTACCGCCACCCATCTCTTTAGTAGGCATGTATGCACCGACCACATCATATGTATGGTTGGTGACTAGCAGAGGAACGTTTGCTTTACCCAGTTTAAGGGTAAGCACACGGAAGATAGACTTGACCACCTGTGCACGGGTCATGTCACGGGTCTCTTTGCCTGCCTCGGAGTCCTCAATCTCCTTAGTGGTAGACAACATACCCAGAGAGTCCAGCACAAACATCATAGGTTTGCGGTCTGCCTCTGGTTGTGAGAGATACCTGTCCAAGACTTTCAATGCCTGAGTCCTGAACTCTTGCACAGTCACGACAGGAACGAGGTACATACGATTAGAATCGATGCCTCTCTCCTCAATCATGGACTTACTAATGGCTGACTCACTCTCAAAATAAAAGACACCAGCATTAGGATCAGACTCAAGGAAAGAACGAACGATGCTAAGAGCAAAAAAAGTCTTTCCAGTGCTCGATTCTCCTGCCAAGGCAGTGATTTTGTTGGCAGGAAGACCTCCAAAAATCGAACCACTAAGAAGGGCATTAAATATGTGACTGCCAGTATCGATGAAACTATTAACGTCGCCTGCAGCAACGCCGTCACTGACCACACCAGCGTAGTCATTGTCTAACTCCTGTACAATATCTGCGAAAAAAGATGATGTCATCCGAATAAAAACTCCAAGGTTGCTTGCGGTTCGTAGTGCCAACCCATTGTATCAAGGATTGCCTTGAGTGGGTCGAGGAAACTCTTCTGAAATTGTAGTTCGTAATCCACTTGTTTGTCAAGTCCAAACTCTGTAGGAAGTGTTTGGAAGAAAGAGATAACGTTCTCATTTATACGATTTGGTTTGCGTAGATACAAGAACTTGATCTTCTCACCCTCTTGAATCAGTGGGAACTTGTGTGCCAACTTATGTTTCTTGATGTAATGATTGTAGAGCAATGCTCCACGCACATGAATAGGACATGACTTGCCATAGATGGAGTGTGGCGAACTGTTCTTGGCAACGTTGTTACATCCACGAGGGAATGCAATGTCCTCTAGTGGCATGACCTCAAACTCTTTACGGAAGTCAGAGACAAACTTCTGGAGTTGATCTTCAGTGCCACTCATCATAATCTCAAGTGCTTCCTTAATCTTTGTGCGGCATGCACCAGGGGTGGAAGACTTGACTGCTTCGATACCCATCATCTTTAGTTTTGGTTTCTCAAAGCGGACACCCTCAATGTCCCATGCATTAAGGATGTATCTCTTCTTAGCAGTCCAGATGCCCTTGTTAGCGATAGTCTCACGCTTCATGAACATCTTCTGCTCGTATGCATTTACAAAGGTTGCCAGTTCTTTGTAAGAATTCTGAATATACTTTTCAAGTTCCACTTCACACACCTTGTCAAGGAACCCAACAATGCTCGCACTGCTTTTCTCTCGCTTCGCGAATACAGTTTCAACCAGAGGACCCAGGTTGAGATAGATAGAGTCAGTGTCACTAGCAATAACGTAATCATAATCATTAGTTTTGAGTAATTTGTTGAGGTAGGTATTCATCTTACCTTCGATCCATCGGATGCTTACCTGCCCCGATAGAGTAATCGCTTCAGCATTTGCCAGAGAGTAATACCTGAAGTATTGGTTTCCGATGGCACCATAGGCAGAGTTGAGTTGGATCTTTCTTGCCATTTGGATGTTGTTGAATCTTGACACAGCCTTTTGTAGTGCCAAGGTTTCTGCAGGTGTGGCGGCATGCTCAAGATCACGCTTAGCGGCAAGCATTTGTTTCTTGTAAATCTTTCGTTCATCATAGATCCGTTGCATTATTTCTGGTAGGAATCCATGTATGTCCTTACGGTATTGAGCACCGTTAGCACAGACACAATACTTAGGATTGGGCGTGACCTCTTTCTGTAGAAGTTTATCAACTGTAATACCAGGGAACCTCTCATCAACCAACGTCTCAGGAGAGATGTTGTACTGCATGATGAGGTGTGGATATAGACTGTTCAGGTCAAAGGAAACAACCCAGTCATATACACCTGGCACTGGTTCTTTCACATATGCACCTGCATACTTGTCATCTTTTTTAGTGGTGATCTTCGGGGGCACCACAATGTTACGTGCCTTTAGATCGTTGTAGATCAACGTGTCCCACATGCGAACCTGTGAGTACACATCAGACAGGTTTACCTTAGCGTCATACGCTAGAGTGAGTGCCAACTCCACGAGACGCATCTTGTCTTCAAGGCGATCAACAAGATTAACATCCTGGATGTTGTATTCCACGAACCTTTGCCAGTCAGAAGTATAGAAGTCTTTGAAATTCTCAAACTGACTGTGATCGAGTTTGTTTTGACCCAGTTCAACATATGCGATGTGATCAAGTCTGTAACTTTCCTGGTTACTATACGTGAATTTCTGGTAAAGATCAAGATAATCTAAAATCGTTACACCAGCAATCTCGTATGCAAGGTTAGTACGTCCTTTGATCACAACCTCACGCATGTCCACCTTGTTCCAAGGTGACAATGAACGCATCCATTTCTCACCTAGCACACGCTCCATGCGTCTGCAGATGTATGGCATGTCATAGAGGTTACAGTTCCAACCAGTGATAACGTCAGGTGTGTTGTCCACCCACCACTTGTGGAAGTTCTGCAACATCTCTTGCTCAGTCCAGAACACACGATACTCAGTATCAGCAGGAGAGAACTCCCTGGTGCCCCAGGTGATAGTCTCCTTTGTGTTCACATTCTTCATTGTGATGCACAGCATTTCCTCAGCGGATGCTTGTACATCAGGGAATCCATTCTCACATGCGACCTCAATATCGATAGTCCAGATCTTCATCTGTTTCATATCGAATTCAACTGGTCCCTTGTACTTGTCAGAGATCCACTGGTAAACGAATCGCTCGTAACCATGGACCTCAATGCCTTCTACAGCATCGTACTTTTGTATGAACTCTCGTGCATCTCGTGCACCATCGAACTTCTGTGGGTGAGCAGACCGACCGTCAAGGGTGCGATACGGCGACTCCTTCCTCTGATCCTGTGTAACAAAATACAGGGTGGGTCTGATCCGATCACGGAACTTGACCTCTTCCCCGTTCTCGTACCCGCGATAGAGAATGTTGTCGCCTAGTAGTAAAACGTTTGTATAGAACTTCATCCAGTAGTTTTCGAGTGCAGGTCCGCCACCTTAGGTGATGGATCTACTATACTCAATACCACGTCAGAAGTCAAGAAGAGGTAACGTTGATCAGTGTAGAGGGGATACTTACTAAGTTCTTCCTCGCTCTCTACCTTGTAGCACTCTTCGATAAGGAAGTTGGGTTCCTCGTCCAGTTCAGTTACCTTCCCCAGAAGGTACAGGTGGTTGGTGAGTATAATCAACTTCAAAGTTTCCTGCATTGTTGTTCTCCATTGCTTTAATTAGTTCAAGGTATTTCCCACTCACACTAGGGTGGGGATCATAGATGAGTGCAACCTGGTGGACTGCAACTACAATCTCAGGTTTGTTGGAGAGTGGGCAGTAGGGGTAAAACTTCAGGTCAAGTTCATTAACCTTCTGTGGTTCCTCAGTAGAAGAACGTTCTTCAAACAACATCTCGGTAGGTTCCAAGATCTGTACTGCGTAAGGTTTGTCGAACATGTATGCTACTGCACCAGGAGTCTCCTCGTCTTTACGAATCTCCTTGATGTCCGCGATCACGTCTTCGCCGTTGACCATTCTTACGACTTTTACGGTCATACTCTTTCTCCATTAATGTATTAAAACTATAGCGCACAATGTCAACTAATGCTTTCCTTGCTGTCTGATTCCTTTCATCGGCAAGGATGTGCACCATCTGCATTAGTTGATCGACATATTCAGTTGGCACGTCAACCGTCACGGTTTCCGAGTTCTCTGTGTACTTGGGACACAGATTAACATACATGTTCATAACAACTCCAAACAAAAAAGAGACCACAAGGGTGGTCTCTTCGGTTGTACATTATATAGGTCAGTTGATCTCGTATGTTTTCAACTTTTGATGATCAGGAACGATCTTGTTGAGTTCAATAGAGAGTAGACCATTTTTATGAGTTACCTTTCCTACCTCAACGTCATCGCTGAGGTTAAAACCTCTAGCAAAGGTGCGAGTTGCAACTCCACGATGTGCATACTCCTCTTCCCCATTTACCTTTGCTG